ATCTTCTAATATTGGATTAACTAAGCTTAAAAATTCTTGTCTTACGATTTCATCATTTTGTTCAAATACTAATCTAACCGCAACTGCTGACACTAACTTTCTCGCTCTAAGAAGTAATCTTCTCACATTAATTCTATCTAATGCGGAAATAGCTGTTTGTAGAGTTTTATTACCCCAGATAACAGGTCCGGTTGCTGTAAATGTCGCGATTGGGTTGATTCTAGCCTCATATAGGTCGTCTCGGTCGTCTTGTGTTAGATTCCTTCTAACCTTATTGGCTTTTACAATACCTCTATTGTAACCTGCCGTTGCAAACCATGGGAAAGCTACATTATCAGTTATCGCCATATTTCTTAATACTTCACAAGTAGGTGGCATGTATAGTCTAACATTATTTTCGGTGTCATTGTATTGTATCCATGGCCAGTAAGTAGCAACATAATTACTATTAAGACTCGAGTCTTCTAATGCATTTACCGCTGATTCAATACTTTGGTCTTTGTAGTTATCTGCTGTAAGAAGGTATAAAGAATCTGCTCTATCATCCTCAATCATATCAATAGTATCATTAACTAATGTTAAATTATTGGTATAATCAATTCCTGGTGTTGCAAATAAGTTTATATCAGTTTCTTCTGGGTTAGCAAACTTTCTTATTGCTGATTGGAACGAATACCAGTCTGAATTTTTATTATAAGCATAAGCTCCTAGTCCCGCTACTGCTGTTGAGCCAGAACCATAGTTTGAAAGATAGTTGGTAGCGTTTTCTTTCCATAAGTCACCATTACTACGTACTGATCTATATGGTTCCCATCCATCATGTCCTCCATAAGGTAATACAGTGAATTTTCTATATTTTTTATTGTAATACAGATTTTTACTAGCTGATGTTTCATTTGAGCTACCAGCTCCGTAATATCCGTTTACAGTATATTGTGATGACGCCCCATAGAATGGGAAAGTACCAACTGATCCTGAGAACCATACTTTATAGTCTCCAGCGTTAGTGTTTTGTAAGAATGTACTTCCTGAAGCTCTTGTATCTAAATGGAATCCATAAGTTTTTCCTGTCCAAGCCGATGCACATACAGTACCCACAGTGTCTTCACAACCATGATAATCGAACATATCTTGGTCATAACCGAATTTACTTCCTAGACCTAAATAAGTTTTTCTGATGTTATCAGCTACTAGGTCATAACTAAGATTATAATATGCGAAAGGTTCTACTCTAGAATGAAGTGCTAAACCATCAGCAGCTCCCGTTCCTTGAGTTTGAGTCCTTCCACTTAGATTACCCCAATTATTTGAACCATTGGTTGTAGGATATCCGTCATATCCACTTGGTACAGCGTCTATTGGACAATTTTCATCAATCTCAACCATTATATATCTTGACCTTAACGCGTACTCTCCATTTAATGTTCCAATTTTCTTTCCTAAGTAGTTTTGACTTATCGGGTTAAGACTTATGTTTTTATATCCTTCTAATACTACTTGTTTTGCGTCTGAATCACTATAGTCTCTAACCGCTAAATCAAATGTTTTATTATCAATATCAATATTAACGAAAGAGAATTTTACGTAATTATTGGCTGTGTTTCCATCTGCTATTGTAATGATTCTAAATAATTTTACTATTTCAGTACCTCTAACTTCTGAATAAATCCATGGTGATTGTGGTCCATCTGGTGTTGCTGTTGGTTGCCATGTGTCTGTATAATTATCCCAACCAGATTTTGCGTTAAACCAAGACATGTCTGTAACAGCATCTAAATAACTATTCGCCGCTGAACCACCCCATTCTTTACCCATTTGTTTAACAGTGTTAATATAGATTTGTTCTACATATAGTCTTTGGTCTGGGTTATTTTGGTCGTAGAAAGGATTAGTTCCTAGAACTTTTGTAATATAGTTATTACTATTTGGATTAAAACTAACTAAGTATCTGTCGTCCGGATCTCCAACACCTGCATATGCTTGTCTTCGAGCGGCTATAGTAAAATCACCTGTTGCGTCAGCCCAAGCACCACCATCAATATTTGCACCAAGGATTCCACTACCTCCAACAGTAAATCCATTTGCTGCCCAGGTTGGAGAAGCAACATTAGTATTAGCAATACCATAACCAACCGTAGGTACAATACCAATTTGAATATTTGGTTGATTGTATGTTGGTCCTGAATAGTATTTTCTAGCTCTAATTACACAAGCTGTTGTTGCAGATAATCTTGATCCATTAGTTGCTTGTCTCACAGACGATGTTGTTGGGTGTGGTAAAGAACCAACACAATCTGTACCACATCCAACACTTAAGTTAATAACTAAAGCTTCAGTTGCATCATATCCTGTACCGCCTAGAACACGAGTTGTCCATAAATTGTTCGATTCACTTAAATAAGCCCTAGCAATATAGGTGGTTTCGTATCTTGGATATTTCGCATCACTAGAGACACAAGGTTGACCTAAACAATACTGGTCTGTTTTTTGTCCTCCAAAATAGGTTTTATATGTATCGTAGTCCCCTACGAATATTGGTTGGTTTGCTGGTCCTCTATAAGTTTCCCCCGCAATACCTAAACGTGTTATACCAACACTAGAAGCAACAAACGAAAGATCTTTCTCTGATGTATAAACTCCTGGTGATACTACTACTTGATTTGCCATGTTTTACTGTATTTTTTAATTTTTGTTATTCTTTGGTTTTATAATAAATACTCTTGTTTTTATCAAAGGTCGAGGGGTTTTTACCATGAGTATGAAAAGAATCATACTTTTTTCATACTTATTTATATATGGATAATCTAAAACGTAATAAAAACCTTAAAATCGATAGTAAGACCCATTCTATCCTAAAATCTTATTGTGATAAAAATGGTCTAAAGATGTTTGCCCTTGTAGAAAAGTTAATAAGGGAAAATTGTTCCTCCACTCGTTATAATAAAAAAGACGATCTTTACAATGACTAAATCTTATTAATGTAACCATGTAAGGTTAGTGTCGCATCTAAACTAACATTAATAAGGTTTCCATCTATATAGAGATAATACCCTGGTAGTACTTGTAGAGGTAAGTTTACTGATGTAAATGTCGCCCCCTCATCTAGACTCAGGTAAAGTCGAGGCCCCCCTACTGGACAATCATCACTAACCTCCGGACAATCCCTAAGATTATCAAAAGTCATTGTTGTTAGTAATGCACTATCTATAACTTTAGTTGAGTTGTCTATGGTTGTTATAGAGGTTCCGTCTAAGGAATCTCCTACATTCCATTGGAAGTTTATTGTTGATTCGTCTGTTCGTCTTCCCGAGTCTAGTCCATCTGTAGCGTTCAAACTTGGTACGATTTTGGGTTCCGTTTCAAATAATGTAATTACTCTTTTTATTGCTGGTGTCACTTCATATTCTTCTTCATCCATAATATAACCTAACATCTGCATTTCAAAACTTTGGATGTAAAATCGTTTCTTTTCAAACTGATCTATCGTACTTTCGTCTCCTATATTTTCTAATATTATTGGGAAATAGTGACCATTACAATTAATGTACTTTTGTCTTGATTGGAATTCTTGCATCACAGCTTTATTGAATTTGTTTATCTCTCTCATTCTATAGGAGAAAAATCTAACCTCGTAAGTTAGATTAACTGCGATTGGTTGTGGTATTTTATAGACATCGACACCAACACCATCCCCGTCATAATTTGGAACTTTCATATAGTCAAACCGTTGTTTCTGAGGTATTGTATATTGAGTAACTGGATTCGTACCAAATTGTATATCTGGGTGACGCACTATAGTTACAAAAGGAATTTGTACATTACGGTCTTTATCAGAAAATTCCCAAGTTCTTGCGAATTCTGCCCACCTTTGCATTGTTAGAAAAAATACCGGTACCTTTTCACCACCTAAAGAAACACTTAATTCGTCTTTAACAAACTTAATAAAGTCTCTGTCCATATCTTCATAAAGTACTCCTTTAGGTACAAAAGTACCACTAGCATTCCATCCCTCTTCCCATAACTCTAGTCTTCTTGCGTGGTTACGAGACTTTGCCTTAAGTTGTACATTCTTTAAGAATTTCTTAGGTATTCCCATAATTAAATTGCTGTAAATTCATTAGGGTCGGCTACTGCACATTCTATTGTTCTAACCGCTCCTTTATAACCAAATATAGTATGTTCATTGTCTGCGTGTATTTTTCCATCATTAACAACAACCCAGAATTTCATATCACTTTCGGTATATCTATAACCTATGTAATCCCCATACTTAATATCTACTTGTTTTTCATTTAATTGTTTCTGATAAACATTAAATGTTAAATTACCAAAATCTCTATACCGTAATGTTCCATTAGGGTTATATGTAGCGTTCTCCGCTTCTGCGATAGTTAAGTTAACAAGTATTTCCACAGGTGGGTAAAATCTTACATTTTCAGCACCAACCTCCTTATATACATCATCTGTATCTGTCTCCTCAATATCAATACTAAAAAGTACTACTGACATGTGAAGATCGCCCTCCATATATTCTCTACCAAAATCTACCTCTAAATCGAAATCTTGATCATCAAAGAATTTATTTAATCTAGTAATTGGTACTTTGGTTTGTTGGTTTTGTTTGTTTTCCATATACTATAAATACTATTTACTTAGTTATTATTTTTAATTAGCGTTAAAATGCGCGCCACTAATCATTAATAAATAGATTAAATAATTATAATTAATATATATAATGCATGCT